TTCCTCTGAATCCCCATTGAAAAACATCTGTGACTGCAACAAGGGGATGTGCATCATATCTTATGTTTGGTGTTTTTGGACGATATATAAAGACATAGTAATTACCTGCCTCTGGCACATTACTGCCCTCAGTTAGTACTTCTAATATGTCTTGTGCCAAATCATCAGGATTTTCTGTCCCAATAAGATTCTTCATTATAGGGTCGATGCGACTCATATTCCTAACTCTTTTTCTGTGACTACCTTGAACTCCCACTGACGATCAGCACAGAACTCCCGTGCCATTTTCCATTTTGCTTGATTCTTTGCATATTCATATGCCTCACGAATGTATCCTTTCGTCTGTCTCTTTGGTTTAACAGGTGGTTTTGTTTGTTTCGCTGGTTTCACTTCGATCACATATCTTCTTACCTTTCCACCTCTTTCCCTGACTTTCATATAAAAATCAGGAAAGTAACGATGCACACGATTATCAATTGGAGAACGATATGGTATTGCAATTTCTTCACTTGCCCACTCTAAAATATTATCATTTTTATCACAATAGACCATAAACTTTCTTTCCCATAATGATCTATAGATGATGTTTGTTGGATCACCTTTATATTTTCTGGGATAAGAGGGATAGTATTTTCCCTTATAAGACATCTAAATACATATGTTATGTAATTTTATTTAGAGTGCCAGCACCAAGACCAAGACAAATATCAGATATATTACCTAAAATTCAGAATGTAGCCACCACATCAAACTTTTTAGTTAAGTTCGTCCTACCAAACAGTGGTCTTAGATCTTTCCTAAGAAGAAAGGGTATAAATGATCGGTTTGTTGTAGATGATGTAGGGTTACTATGTAGTGATGCAGTGTTACCAGGCAGTGCACTTGCAACAATTAATACTGTTGGTGATTATCAAGGATTAGTAGAGAGAATGGTTCACACTCGTAATTTTACGCAGATTAATTTTGATTTTTATGTTGATTTAGAATATAAATCAATGAAATTTTTAGAGCATTGGATGGAATATATTTCTGGATCATCTACAGCTGATCCATCATCTGATAATTATCACTTTAAAATGAGATATCCTAAAGAATATAAATCAAATGATACAAGAGTTGTTAAGTTTGAGAAAGATCATAATCGTTTTTTAGAATATAGATTCATAGGATTATTTCCTCTATCTTTAAGTTCAGTAAAAGTATCCTATCAAGGATCGCAGGTATTAAAGGCAACTGCAACCTTTAGTTATGATCGTTATGTTTGTGGGGAGTCATCATCACTAGCAAGATCTCTAGGTAAATTATTTAATGATAGTGGTAGCACGGCCAAAAGATTTGGACCAGGAGACAGGTTTGTTTATACTGCTAATACGCAACTCAATAGAGTAATGGCGGGTAGAGCATTTCTTAATAGTGATCCGAGGACTGCTGTGGGAGAATCTAAAACTACGACTGGATTCACTTATCAAGTAACAAGTGATGCTTCTACTATAGGTCTATAATAATTAATTAACACATTAAGTAATAATTGATCTAAAAAACCACTATAAATAATGACACTGAAGTGTTTAAAACATTATGCCATTACCAAAGATTGCAACTCCGACTTATGAGTTGACTCTTCCCTCATCTAATAAAAAAATCAAATTCAGACCTTTTTTAGTAAAGGAAGAAAAAATATTAATATTAGCGATGGAGTCACAAGATTCTAAACAAATCGCAAGTGCTGTGAAGGATATGTTGGGTCGTTGTATATTATCAAGAGGTATTAAAGTAGAAAAATTATCTACATTTGATATTGAATATTTGTTCTTAAATATACGTGGTAAATCTGTTGGTGAACAGATTGAAGTCATGGTTACTTGTCCTGATGATGGAAAAACTCAAGTTCCAACATTAATTAATATTGATAACATTCAAATAAAAAAAGATGAAAATCACAATCCAGATATAAAACTTGATGATGAATTTACATTAAGAATGAAATATCCATCATTAAATGAATTTATTAAAAGTAATTTTAATGCAACTGGTGCGATGAATGTTGATGATACTTTTGATTTAATTGCATCTTGTATTGATCAAGTTTATTCTGACGAGGAAACATGGTCATCAAGTGAATGCACCAAAAAAGAGTTAAATGATTTTGTTGAGCAATTAAACTCATCACAATTTAAGGAAGTTGAAAAATTTTTTGAGACAATGCCAAAATTAAGTCACTCTGTTAAAGTTATTAATCCTAACACTAAGAAGGAAAATGAAATAGTATTGGAGGGACTGCAGAATTTTTTCACGTAAGTATGGCACATGAAGATCTTGCGTCATACTATAAACTTAATTTTGCTTTAATGCAGCATCATAAATATAGCTTAACAGAGCTTGAAAATATGATCCCGTGGGAGAGAGAAATTTATGTTTCACTATTACAACAATATGTTGAGGAAGAAAATCTAAAAGCACAACAAGAAAGAAATGGATGAGGAACAAGGTTTAACGTCGCCAATTGCAGGTGGTTTAAGAGGTATTAGAAGAAGTGTATCTTCTAATGTCTTTAGACCTAGTGTTTTTCAACAACCAAAACCAGATCCAGAAACTACATCATTACTGACACAAAATTCTTTATCATTACAGAGAGTATCAACACAACTTGAGGCAATTAATGGTCAGATATCAAATTTAGGTAATTCATTAAGTGCAGTAAAAGAAAATCTTGCATTAAGTGATACAATAGAAAGGCAGAGAGAAAGAGAAAGACAAAGAAGAGAAGCGATTCTTGCAGAACAAGGATTACGTGAAGGAAAAGAGAGACAAATAGAATCTAAAATACAAAAAGCATTATTATCACCAGTAAGATTTATTGCACAAAAAACTCAAGGAATATTAGCAAGATTAGGTCAATTTTTATTAATACTAGCAGCTGGATGGTTGACTGATAAAGTCTTAAAGTTTTTTAGTCTGCAAACTCAGGGTAATGCTGAAGCGATGAGAAAATTTAAGATTGAATTTTTATCGAGTTTACTTTTCTTTGGAGGGACGCTTGCTTTATTTAAGGTTGGATTATTAAAACTAGGATTAGGAATCAAAGCAATTGGTGCGACAATATTAAAAATTGGTGTAAGTGGATTATTAACAGTTGGTTTTAAATCAGCAACATCATTTGTAAGTAATACAATAACTAAGTTAAGAGCTTTTATAATATCAGGTGCAAAAATATTACAGAAAGGTGCAGGATTGGTTTCATCAGTTGTCAAAAATGCAAATAGATTCGTAATTGGTAAATTTATTACAGATTTTTTCATAGGTGCTGGAAAACGTATTAACGATAGACTTCCCAAATTTTTAAAATTTAAGAAAGTAACATCATTTTTTGATAACGCAAAAAAATTCTCAAATAAAATTCCAGGCATTAATAGTATAATTAACACAATATTTGGCATAACTAATTACTTAGATAGAAAAAATAATAAAGGACAAACTGATACTCAAGCAATTTTAGGTGCAGGTGCTGAGACAGCAGGTTTTATAGCTGCTACAAAATTGGGTGCGGTTATAGGAACTGCGATTTTTCCAGGTCCTGGAAGTGTCTTTGGTGCTATTACTGGTTTAGCACTCTCGGTAATTGGATCATTCGTTCTACCAGGTATGTTTGGTAATATTATGGATAAAATCACAGGTGTTAATAAAGAAGATTCCAAGGAATCAAATGAGAAAGTTGAGAAAGAAAATACAGAAGAAACTTCTGATAGCACTATATCTCAGATTATACCTATCTCATCATCTGAAGTTATTAGTATAATGAATCCAAATAAAAAGAAAGATACAGCGAATATAATTTCCAGTTTAAATAATAGTCCCGAAATAACCACTATCCCCCTTAATATGTTTAATAAACAAAGTCAAGAAATAGCATCCTCATCTAAAAAACCAACAAAATCTTCACTCAATATATCTGCAGATGATAAGTCGAATCCTTACATTGTATTTGCTGAAGCTGAGTTTAATCTGTTCTAATGTCAATACGAGAAAGAAGAAACGCTGCACTTAAGTCATCTATCAGTATCAATTCGATACGAGATGCGGTATCTTCGTTGGGAGATGGTTTAAGGAATTTACAAAAAGAGTCAAACCAAATAGTAGATCAACAACAAAAAACAAATGTCTTTAAACGTGCACTTATCCGTGACGACAACAAATTTTTTGCAAGAAGAAGAGAAAATGTATTAAGAAAGGAGAGGGAGGATGAAATAGAGGCATCGAATATACAAGGATCAACAAAAAGACAAGGGACAATACTACAAAAAAGCACAAGAGGGTTTCTTGGAAGAATGCTAGATTTAGTTGGAATTGTTATAATTGGATGGTTCACTACAAAACTTTTGCCGATTTTGCCTAAATTGGCAGGATTAATCTCTTTATTGATTAAATTATTACAAGTTGGTAAAATATTTACCGATGCCATAGCTACATTTATAGTTGATATACAAGAAGGTATAAGTAAACAATTCAGTAAATTACCTAGAAAAAATGAACTTGAGGATACACAAACAGAAATTGTTAAGAATCTTGAGGAAACAAACAACCGTGCAAATATAATTAATCTTGATTTTTTTAGATTATCTCTTGGTGCTCGAAAACCAGAAACATTTGGATTAGATACAAACAAAGGAGGATTCGGTGAATCTGATGCTTATGAAAGTGAAGGGATTAAATTTGATGAAGAAGGTAATATGATTCTCCCTGAAGAAGACCAAGTAAGTGAAGAAGATAATCAGAAAAAAATAGAAGAAGCAGGAGAATATGCCAGAATATCAACGGAAGAAATTCTTAAAGATTTGGATAAAAATATAAATGAACAACTAAATGATGATGGTGGTGATGATAGCGAAAATAATGATCAAAGAGAAATTTCTTCTACTGAAAATACACTTGAATTATCAAATCTTGCTAGAAATGAAAGTAGAACTAGTGAAGATGAATCGATGGTATCAAGTGAAAATTTAGATAAAAAATTAATTGATGCTGATAATAAATTTATTTCATACTTTAAAAACGTTTTAGGATTTGATCCTAAAACAAATAAAGCTACAGATGAAAATGAAATAAATGATATTAAGAATAATATGCAATCTGTCATGAAAGATGTGACGGATAACAATTTTACCGTTCCTTCAATGGTAAATGAAGTAAATGATATAAAGGAGAATTTATTTGGTAAAGACGAGAAGGGGCAAAAAACAGAATTCAAACCAGGTTTATTTGATAATAAAATTATGGTATCAAAATTACCTCTAAACGCTGATAAAATAAAACAAAATAGAAAACGAGATAAAATAATCATCGTTAAAACAGATAATAATAATCAAAATTCTGGTGGTGGTGTAAATAGTAGTGGAGGTGGAAAATTGTCCAATATTAATATTAGTAATGATAAAAATGAATTAAAGAAGGCATTTCTCTATAATCTTAAATAAATGGCAGCATCAGACGCAGTATTATACGAAAAATTTATTATCGAGTCAACCGATGGTGAAAGAACGGTTGATCTAAAACAAGGTGTTATATTTTTCTCATATTTTGAAAATATTTTTTCACCACATTTGACAGCAAAGGTGCAAATATCAAATACTGGAACCACCATTGAGGGTGAAGATGGAGTGATGACATCTGTTTATAATGGATTACCTTTAGTTGGGGGTGAAAGAGTTATCATAAAAATATCTGGCAATTCTCCAACTAATAAAGGTCTTGATTTTTCAGATTCACCTGAAAAATATTTTTATGTATCATCAATCTCAAACATACTCATTGATGCAGAAAGGGAAGCTTTTACGTTAAATTTAGTATCAAGAGAGGCATTAACAAATGAGACAACAAGAGTTGGTAGAAAATATTCATCATCACAAAAAATTTCGGATTCAGTTCAAGACATATTGAAAAAATACATCAGAACTGAAAAAGAATTATCTATTAGTGAAACAGCAAATCCTTACGGTTTTATTGGAAATCTTAAAAAACCATTTACTATTATAACTTGGTTGGCAGCTAAATCTGTGTCATCAAAAAAGGATTCAGGCACTGGATTTTTATTTTATGAAACACAATCAGGATATAATTTTTCATCAATAGATGATATGATAGCAGAGGAACCATATGAAAAAGATTATGTGTATAATCCTGGTATTGTAAATGATAGAGATCCAAATAAAGATTTTAAGATAAGGGAGGCAACATTAGGAAGCAAGGATATTCTTGAAAAATTGCAGAGAGGAGGTTATGCGAGTCAAAGGTTCTATATCAATCCTGTTTCTTTTAAGATTAATAGAAAAACATTATTTGTTGGAACAGATTATCAGGAAAATTTACCTAATTTAGGTGAGAAATTAGTCAACTTTTTCTCCTTTGATAAAAGGGAAAAAAACATTTCAGAATTACCATCAAGAATTTTTTCCGCTGTATTGGATGTTGGAACTTTAGAAAAGAATGCGAAACTTACTGGTTGGAATGATCCTTCATTATTAAACGCTGATCCTGAAAAAATTCATTCTCAATCTATGATAAGATATCAACAATTAAAATCAGAGGTAGTGACAATACAAATTCCTGTAAATATGAATTTAACCGCAGGAAGTGTGATAAGATGTAATTTTCCTCGCATCGATACTCAGAAAAGAAAAGAACCAGATCAGAGTCAAAGTGGTCTATATATGATAACAAAGATATGTCATTTCTTTAA